AACTCGTTTTTGCCAACCAATATATGAAGAATTTTTAACTGAAGCGGTGCTACTAGGTCGAATAAAAGCACCTGGCTTTTTATATGATCCCCTTATTCGAAAAGCGTACAGTGGTGCTGAGTGGAATGGACCGAGTCAAGGACAGTTAGATCCGTTAAAAGAAGTAAATGCCGCAGTTATTCGAGTTGAAAATGGTTTTAGTACGAGAGCACGAGAAACTACAGAGCTTACAGGGGCCAATTATTGGAGTAACCATTCACAACGTATTCGTGAAGAAAAGGCGCGAAGAGAGGCTGGATTGGATGCTACGTATACAGAGTTGATGAAAAGTGCACTTCAACAAAAGGAGGTGAAAGAAGATGGCGAGGATTGATATACGAGGGGCAATTGTATCAGATGGTGAACAATGGATTTATGATTACTTTGATGTTCCAGCGGTAAGTCCTAAGCGCATTATGCAACAAATAGATAGAGCTATTTCAAATCGGGAAAAAGAGCTAATCGTTAATATTAATAGTCATGGAGGATCTGTATATGCAGCTTCTGAGATTTGGTCACATATAAAAAAATTCCCTGGTGATTCTGTTGCAGAAATTACTGGTGTTTGTGCCAGTGCAGCCTCTATTCCAGCATTAGCAACTAAACGCACGATAATAGCACCTGTAGGAGCGTTAATGATTCATAATGCCTCTGTGGTAGCGGAAGGCGATTATCGAGAAATGGAAGCAATGAAACAGCTTTTATTACAAACAAATGAAGCTATCATGCAAACATATAAAGAGAAAACAAAAAAGTCAGAAGAAGAGCTGAAGCAAATGATGGATGCCGAAACTTGGATGAATGCTCAACAAGCGGCAGAGCATGGATTTGTGGACGAAATTATGTTTGCAAAAGATATGGGTATTGTAGCTTCAACGAATACAGATGTAAGTGCTAATGGATTTTTACCCAAAGAAGTAATTGATAAGATGCACAATTTACGTGCAACTGATCCAAATTTGTTAGTAAAAAACAGTGCTTCGACAGGCGGTCCAGTACCACAGCCGGAAGCGGAAGGAGAAGATCGAGGAATGGACTTACAAGAATTACAAAACAAATATCCTGAGTTAGTAGAACAAATTCGTAATACAGCCAAGAAAGAGGCAGTTGCTGAAGAACGTAAACGTATTCAGGATATTGAAAATTTTGCACAACCAGGTATGGAGGACGTTGTTAATAAAGCGAAATTTGAAACGGGTATTTCAGCAGCTGAAACAGCAATGGAAATTTTAAATGCTCAAAAGGAACAAAATACATTGCAAATGAAAAATCGTATCGAGGATGCAGCTGAATTAAATAATATTGTTGCTGAAGAAGCTCCGAAAAAAAATGATGAAAATGAACTTGATGCTTTAGTAAATAAAGTAATGGGAACAGGGGTGAAATAAATGCCGATTTTAGAATATGAAAACTTATTAGCAGGATTCCAGTCAGATGTAGTTACAGAGCCTATTATTGTAGCACCTGATCAAGAGCTTTCGGTTGGCCAAGTATTTGCACTTAATGCAAGTGGACAAGCAGTTGCTATGAAATCAGAAAGTGTTGCAACAGATGCTTATGGCATTATGGCAGATGCGGTGGCTACAGCAAATGATGAAACAAAGGCAGCAGTTGGTTATAAACGTGGTGAATTTAATGCACGTAAAATCATTTTTCCAGATGGCGTTGATTTAGTTGCCTACAAAAAAGCATTAAGCAATATGGGCATTACTTTACGAAATACAGTACCTGCAGATCCACAAGGGGAGGAATAATCAATGGCAGTAAATTTATTTGAGACTCGTTCAATGTTAAAATTCGTGGAGCGTTTACCTCCAGTTCATACTTTTATTAAAGATACTTTGTTTAAAGTTCCAGATCTTTTCCCAACAGCAAAGGTAGACATTGATATTAAAAAAGGTCGTGCGAAAATCGCTCCTTATGTAAGTGAAAAAATTGGCGGAAAAGTCGTTGAAAATAGTGGCTATCGTACCGAAACATTCGAACCACCATTAGTTGCACCGACAACGATTACAACTGCAGCTGATTTACAAAAGCGATCAATGGGAGAAAATTTATATTCTAACCGAACACCAGATGAACGTGCAGCTGAAAAACTTGTGAGAGATTTAAGAGATCTTGATCAAATGATTACACGCCGTGAAGAAGTAATGTGTGCACAAGCTATTTTTGATGGAGAAATTACTGTAAAAGGCGAAGGTGTTGATTACGTTATTTCATTCAATCATAC